GTTGAAGAAGTAGAAACAGAACATTTAGGTGATGGACACATTGATACAGTTACTCAAACGATTACGATTATTGAAAACAAAACAACCGAAGACATCCTTCACTCCGATCAAGGTCTTGTGGGCAACACCAAGCAAGGAGACATGGATTCAGACTGGGGAGGAATTGGGCCAGCAAAAATGCACGGTACCTGCCCATCCAGTGAAATTGGATCTGGTAAGTGTGCTGAGATCACGGGGAGTACTCTAACTACCTTTGACCAGTATGTAGATATAAGTGACTTTCATATAACACAAGGGGGTGCATTAGATTGGGAATTATCTATGCACTTTTATGACACAGAAGATAGTGCGTACTTTCAAACCAAAGGGTATTCCAACAATGTATTACAGTGGGATACCGGAGAAATAAACCTACAGAACAACAACAACGCTACTACCTATACAGGCTCCTACGATTTTGATAACAGCCTTGATAGAGTGTTTGTACGAGTAGGTGGAGTAGATAACGCAAATCTTGCTACAGGCCCATTGTTTGACAATGTTTCGTATACAGTAAACTACAATGTTATAACAACTGTGGTAAATACTTGGATAGATATTGTTCAACCGATGCAAATGGAAGAGTCTATAAAGTTAGACCTAATAGAAACATACGAGAATGCTTCTGTAGAAGAACAACAAAAGATGGACATAGAGATGCAAAACATGGATGTGGTTATGCATTTTGAATTAGAACCAACGTCTTCTATGGATAACATGAATGACATACAGGGTATGCCTGAAACTTTAAGTGTTGGCGTTATTGGGGATATGTTTCAGGATGTGGGCACTACGGGGGAAATGTCCATGGAAGAAGTGATGGTAAAAGTTGAAACTATGGTAGCAGAAATACAAAACATAGGTATGGATGTAGAATCTGTAGAAGTAAAGATGCCAGATCAAGAGATGCAAGTTGTTATAGCTGATATAGAACCAATGAGTGAACCAGTAGAAGAACCAAAAATAGAAGCACCTGAACCTGAGCCAGTAGAATTTACACAGGAAGAAGTAGAGGGAACTGTAGAAGTTGCGGATAATAAAGTGGAAACAACTCCTGAAGTTAAAGAAGAAATTAAAGAAGAAGCTAATGCAGAAGAAAAAACAATTACTAGCAATACAGTGGAAGCTAAAGAGGTTGCTAAAAAACAGGAAGAACCTCAAGAAAAAGAAGTAGCTGAAGAAGAGCCTAAAGAAAAAGAAGTAGCTAAGGAAGCTAATGAGGAAAAACCAAAAGAGACAATGGCGGAGAAGCCAACTAAAGAGCAGGAAAAGAAACAAAAGAAAGCCAATCAAATTATAGCAGGACTACCAAATAGCTATGACCCTGTATCACAGATTACTACCCTTGCTCTTGTTAATGCTCTCGGTCCAGATATATCTACATACCAAAATGTAGCAACAGTTGTTCAGCCAACGTGGTACGTTGCAGAAGATATTTATACAGATTCTATTATGCCCGACCCCCTAGGAAGTTACATTAGTGTGCGATCAAATTTACAAATAGAAAAAATGATTGGACAACAGTATGAGTAGTGAGGTAGAATATAAAGGAATTAAAGTTAAAGGCAGTAGGTTACTGCTAATTCTACCTTTACTTGGTACACTTGGAGGAGGTCTTTGGGCTGGTTTTGAAGGGTACGCACGTTGGGTAGCAATGGAGGAAAAGATAAATGGCTACGTTGCTCCTAATCTTACTAGCTTTACTGTAAAACTTGATGTGCTAGAAGAACGTCTTACTAGTGTAGAGACCAATACAAATACAGAAGTTGTTGCATTAAAGACAAATATAACTACAGAGATGTCTGCGGTAAAAGAATTAGTTAGTGCTGCACAAGACGATGCAAGAACAATTCGTACAGACCTAAGAAAAGATATTAACGAAGTACAAGATCAAGTTGCTGGTGTGGACAGGCGAGCAAGAGGTCTAGATCTAGAAGTTCGTGGTATATTAAGACAGATAGAATCTGATATGCGAACCTTAATTGATCATGCAGCCGATAGATTTGATAATAAAAGAACGGCTATTGAGTCTGATGCAACTCGTAGATCAGAAGCAATTGATACTAAACTCCAAGAACTGGAAGAGAGATTGAGAACAATGTTAGTAAGAGCTTTAGATAATCCTTTGGCTGGCCAATAATGGCAGACGAAGATAAAAAGAATTGCAACTGTGAAAATTGTGATTGTGAAAACTGTACATGCTCAGAGGAAAATCCCTGTGCGTGTATGACTGATAAACAAGGAGAAGATACTAATGGTTGAATTAATGAATAGATTTAAAGAGCCTTCATCATATGCGGCACTCAGTGGTGTATTTGCTATGTTAGGCATAATGGTACCAAGTGACTTATGGCAAAGCGTAGTTATGGTTTGTTGTGGTGCAGCCGGTGCTGTTGGATTTTTTATACGTGAAAAGAAAGACTAAGCTATGAGGTTACAAGCATTAAGGGCACAGTACGTGGCTAATATAGGTTTAGCAAAAGCTAACCTTGATGTATTATTACATTCTGCTGTAGGTATTGGGGAACATTCTGATATTACAGCAGAGATAGATAAGTGGATAGGGGCTATTGCAAGTAATCAAGATAAGATAGAAGCTATTGATGGACTGTACGATACTCCAGAAGAAAAAAAAGAACAAAGGGAAATGTTTCCCGATGCAAAACTATGGTAAAGGGGAACACACCATGTCAAGTATAACAGATGCAACAAAAGCAAAGATAAGAAAATTAATGGGTACAGGCACTTCTGACCTTTCAATTCTCAAGAAAGTAGAAACTCTTATAAAAAATGAATTAGGAAAAGATAGACCAACAGGAGCTAGACCAAAAATGGGTAGCAAAGGATACGGAGCTAAACCAAAGAAAAAAATGATGGGTGGCAAAGTAGCTAAAAAGAGGATGTACGGTGGATCAATTAAAAAATCTAAATAAAATCCGAAGAAAGACTAGCACCATACCTTTTGGTTATGTGTTGGATACGCAGGATGAGAAACACCTGTCTCCTATACCAGATGAACTACAAGCACTGGATCAAGCATTGACATATGCCAAGTCTTGCGGGTGGAGAAAAGCAAGCCAGTGGCTGTTGGCAAAAACAGATAGATATATATCTGATGAAGGTTTAAAGAAACGCAGTAAGTTAGGGACACACTTAGATGCCAAAAAAGATATACAGCAACCCACCTAGAAAACCAAAAACTTTTGATACTGTTAATGTGCGGGCAAAAAAAGGCAATATGGCATCTGAAATATTTGGTAATATAACTATACCACTATCTGAAGATATTTCTATTATGCTTGGTGGCAGAGATAGAAAACAAAAATTTGAAAGAAATAGAATAACAAACCACATAGAAACTAATATAAAAAATCAATATAGAGAATTTGGCGTTAATATAAAAAATATAAATTTTAATTATAAACAAAAGTCTACAAAAGGAACAGAAGTTATAACAGGTAACAGGGGTGAAACCTATTATGACGGAAGCTTTAAATCAGACATGCAACGGGCAGCCCAACTTAATATATACAATGTAAAATTAAATAAGTCTGGAACTTTAACCGGCAATGCTTCGGTAACTTCTGGAACAGCAGGTTTAAATTCTCGTGAAATACCTAGAGACCCAATGTTTCCTAATAGAGAAGACTTTGATCCGGGAATGAATAAATATGAAAATAAATTCTACGCTGGGATAAAGTATAATTTTAATTAATGGTTGAAATAACTAAAAAACAGATACGTAAAGCCGTATCAACAAAACTATCTAACCTTAAAGCCAAGGTAAAAAAAGACTCAAAACGTGCTGTAAATGCACGGTACAGGGCTAACAAACTACAAGAAAGCCTTGGTAAGATAGACGCAGCTCTCTCAGGACATGGAAAAGAACCCATATCTGAGGAAGAACTACTAGCTTTACCAGAAAGAGTACGAAACCACGTTGCTGAGAACGAAGTTGTCTTTAAAGCTAACGATGGACCACAGGCAGAGTTCTTAGAAAGTCCAGAAAGAGACGTACTGTATGGCGGAGCAGCAGGAGGAGGCAAATCATACGCACTTTTAGCTGATGTTTTAAGAGATGTAGGTAATCCTAACCACAGAGGCTTACTACTAAGACGTACTCTACCAGAATTGACCGAACTTATAGACAAAAGTAGGCAATTGTACATGAAAGCGGTGCCGGGGGCAGTATTTAAGCAAGCAAAATCTACATGGGAGTTCCCTTCAGGGGCCAAAGTGTGGTTTTCTTACGTAGATGACGAAAGAGACGTAACAAGATACCAAGGACAAGCGTTTAATTGGATAGGCATAGACGAAATAACACAATATCCCACACCATACGTGTGGAACTACCTAAGATCAAGACTTAGAAGTACCGACCCAAAACTTGGACTATATATGCGGTGTACGGCTAATCCGGGAGGTGTAGGAGGCTGGTGGGTAAGAAAAATGTACATAGATCCATCTCCACCGGGATCAGCTTTTTGGGCAAAAGAATTTGATACACAGAAAACAATAAGGTACCCTATAGGGCACGCAAAAGAAGGGCAACCTTTATTTCTAAAGAAATTTATACCGGCAAGGTTAACAGACAATCCATATCTTGCTATAGATGGGCAATACGAAGCTATGTTGCTCTCCTTACCAGAAGTAGAACGAAAACGATTATTAGAAGGAGACTGGGATGTCGCAGAGGGAGCAGCTTTTACAGAATTTAGTAGATCGCTACATGTCGTGGAATCCTTTGACCCACCTGATGGTTGGGCTAGGGTACGTGCCGGAGATTATGGCTACAGTAGTCCTTCTTGTATTCTTTGGGGTGCTATAGACTGGGACAACAATATCTGGATATATAGAGAACTGTATATAAAAGGTAGAACTGGTGAAGCTCTTGGTGAATTAGTATTAGAATTGGAAAGAAACGACCCAACCATGCAAATATCTGTATTAGATGCAAGTTGTTGGAACAGAACAGGGTTAGGTCCAAGTATAGCAGAGACAATGAATAGAGGTGGCTGTAGATGGATACCATCCGATAGAAACAGACTGGCAGGAAAGATAGAAATACATAGAAGACTAGCTTGTGACAGTAGAGGACAACCAAGAGTAAGAATTATGGATAATTGTACAAACCTAGTAAGAACACTGCCTACATTGCCACTATCTAAACACAACCCAGAAGATGTAGACACAAAAGCAGACGATCACGCATACGATGCGTTACGATATATGATGATGGTGCGATCTTTACACAATGCAAGCACACCGTATTACTCTAGCAGACAAACACAACGGTATGTCCCACAAAATGAGGTATTTGGATACTAATGGCTGAAATAAAAAAATATGTACCTATAATTTT